AGTAGCTTAAAAGCTAAAATAATATCCATTCCTTCAAAGGCTGCACCTATATTAGCCTCAGAGGATTCTGCTGGCGGATGCCAAAAGGTGTTGGAAGATTTAATCAGAGAGGCGCTAGAAGAGTTATCAAACTATGACCCTAAGATCGACGCAGCAAACACGCAACGAGCTGAGAGATCACCTGAAGAAGGCGATGTCAGTGCTGAAGCCGCCCCCGCGCCTAAGCGTAAGCGAGTGGGCAGACCGAGAAAGACGGCTGGACTCGCAAAGTAGTGCGGAGCCTGGTCGTTGGTACACTTCTCGCGCTGAGTATCAGCGTGGCATCATGGATGCTTGCTCCGATCCTGGCATTAGGGAAGTTGTGGTCATGGCTGGCGCGCAGCTTGGGAAGACGGAAGCTATCCTTAATATTGTTGGTTATCACATGGATCACGATCCATGTCCTGTTCTGGTATTACAGCCAACGCTTGAGATGGCTCAGGCTTTCTCGAAAGATCGACTCGCATCAGGGCTTATTAAGGCTACGCCAGCGATTAGAGGAAAAGTCAAAGACCCTAGAGCGCGTGACTCAAATAATACTACGTTGCATAAAGTCTTCCCTGGGGGCGCAATTACAATTGTTGGGGCTAACAGTCCTGCTGGCTTGGCCTCTAGGCCGATAAGACTGGTTCTTTGCGATGAAGTTGATCGATATCCCACTTCTGCCGGTTCTGAAGGTGACCCAATTCAATTGGCTAGGAAGCGTTCGGCTACCTTCTGGAACCGGAAAATTGTTATGGTTTCTACTCCGACTAACAAAGATGATTCTAGGATCGAAGATGCTTTTAATAAAAGTGATCAACGCCATTATTATGTACCTTGCAAGCATTGCGGCGAGAGTCAACGACTATCTTGGCAGAATGTCCGTTGGGATGATGGTGACCCTGATACTGCGTATTATGCTTGTGAGCATTGCGGTTCTATGTGGAATGACAGTGATCGCGCTCACTCGATAGCGCATGGCGAGTGGGTTGCAGAAAGGGAGTTTAATGGAGTCGCAGGGTTCTGCATCTCCGGTCTTTACTCTCCTTGGACACCGCTTTCTGATGGTGTACGAGACTTCCTAAGCGTAAGGAAGAACCCTCAACAGCTACGAGTCTGGACGAATACCTACCTTGGCGAAACATGGGAGGACGCTGGCGAGACTGTTGACGAACATTCTTTATTTGATAGGGGCGAAGATTACGATGGCTTAATACCAGAAGAAGTTGTCTTTATTACTGCTGGCGTTGACGTTCAGGATGATCGATTAGAGCTTTCATTCATAGGATGGGGCCGAGATGATGAATCTTGGGTTATTGATCATCGTATTCTGTATGGCGATCCATCAACGCCAAATATATGGAACAACTTACTTTCTCAGCTTAAAGCGACATTTGAGACACATGACGGCAGGGATTTGGGAGTCAGGGCCGCATGTGTTGACTCCGGCGGACACCACACCCAAACGGTATACAAGTTTTGCAAGCAAAATGCAGCGAATCGTATTTTTGCGATAAAAGGTATCGGCGGAGAGATCGGAAGCAAGCCTGTTGTTGGCCGACCAAGCAAGAATAATGCCAGTAAATGCCCGTTGTTCCCAATTGGCGTTGATACAGCAAAGGATTTGCTCTTCTCAAGACTGAAGATTTCTGAGATTGGTCCAGGGTACGTTCACTTCTCAAATCACCTTCCAGAAGAGTATTTTAGGCAACTTACAGCAGAGAAAGTCGTCACTCGATTTAATAAAGGGTATTCCAAGCGAACATTTGTTAAAATAAGGCAGCGAAACGAAGCACTAGATTGTATGGTGTATGCTTTGTCTGCATATGCTATCCTTAATGTCAACGTAAATAGCGTTGCGGATCGTATGGCCGAGAGGAAGCAGGTGGAAAGCAAAGAGCCTGAAAAGAAGTCTCCACTAATGCGGAACAACCCGAAGCGCAATTTCGTCAACGCATGGAGATGATACGTGGCGAACCTGTTCGATTCTACTAACGCGCCGGTTGGCGAACCTCAAGAAATAGTCGCTGGCGATTTCATTCAATGGAAACGCGACGACCTTACATCAGATTACCCTTCAGATAGTTATACTCTTAAATATTCCGCTCGATTGCAAGGCAATGGAGGCGTAGAAATTGAGATTACAGCGGGTTCTGATCACTTGGTTCAGGTATCATCTACTACATCAGCCAATTACGCAGCGGGAACTTATAATTGGCAAGCGTACATCACGCGAGACTCTGATTCTGCTCGCATAGTTATCACATCAGGCATTTGGAAAGTCATCGCTAACCGCGATCTTGACTCGACAGATCCTAGAAGCGAAGCCGAAATTAACCTGCAAAAGTGTTTGGATGTTTATGCAGGAAGAATTGGCACAGATGTTGATTCGTATTCCATTTCTGGCAGGTCGCTTACTAAGCTAAAGCCAGAAGAGTTACGCAAAGAGATCAATTATTGGCAAGGTAAGGTCAACCAGGAGCGCAACAAGGCTGCTATCAAAGCCGGAAAAGCGTCTTCATCTACGATAAAGGCTAGATTCCTATGAAACTTCCGTTTTTTAGCCGCAAAGAGAAGAAGGTGCAGAAACGCTACTACCAGGGCGCTCAAGTTGGCCGACTTCTTGGCGGGATGTTTGGATCATCTGCGTCAGCAGATTCTACTATTAAGCCAAGCCTCGCAAAGCTACGCGATAGAGCGCGTGACTTAGAGAGAAACAACGAATATGTTGCTCGCGCTCTTGATCTAATGGAGATTGGGGTTGTTGGTGACAGAGGTTTCAATCTTCAGATTAAGGGGGCCAATCTTGACGGTCGCCTAGACATCCCTGCTAATGATTTAATCGAAAGAAGGTGGAAGCAGTGGGGCAAATACGCCACAACTGATGGCTGCATGTCTTTCCGTGATCTTTGCGGTATGGCCGTCCGTGTACTCAAGCGCGACGGAGAATTCTTTTGTCAAATTGTGAACAACTCAGCGTATTCTGACGGCATTGCTCTTCACCCAATCGAGGCGGATCGAGTTGATGTTGACAAGAATGAATTGATGCCTGGAGGAAGACGCATCCGTATGGGCGTAGAGCTAGATGAGTTTGAGCGTCCAGTAGCCTATTGGGTTCTCAATTATCATCCTGGCGATTACGACTTCATGCAGAATCGCCCAGAGAAAAAGCATACACGTATTCCTGCTGAGAAGATGATCCACGTATTCAAGAAGAAGCGTCCCGGTCAAACTCGCGGGGAATCTGCCTTCGCTCCAGCAATATTCGCGCTAAAGATGCTTGATGGGTATCGTGACGCAGAGATCACGGCGGCTCGCGCCGCTGCCGCTAAGTTTGGCGTTTTAGTGTCACCTGGCGGCGATGGGATAGCAGATTCATATGACGGAGATATTCCTCAACTAGATTATGAAGCAGGGACGATTCAATCATTGCCTCAAGGCTATGACCTAAAGATGATTGACCCGACGCATCCGACTAGCGCGTTCTCTGACTTCAATAAGGCTGTACTGCGAGGCATAGCATCTGGGGTCGGACTATCCTATGAGGCACTTTCAAATGATCTGGAAGGGACCTCTTATAGCTCTATCCGGCAAGGTGCATTACTAGAGCGCGATCAATTCAAGAATGACCAGCAGTTTATGATTGACCACTTCGTGGACAAGGTGTTCAAGCTTTGGCTGAGATGGAGCATGGAGACTGGCTCTTTAATGATGAATGGTCTATCTATTGGCATAGACAAGTACAACAAGTTTGCAGAAGCCGTCCAGTGGCGTGGCCGTGGCTTCCAGTGGGTTGATCCCCTCAAAGAGATCAATGCTGCTGTTGTCGGCCTCCAGAACGGTATTCTTTCGATGCAGGATGTGGCAAATCATTATGGCAGGGACGTTGAGGAAACCTTCGCGCAAATTCAGCGCGATAAGGAAACAGCGGCGCAGTTTGACATCCAGACGGCGTTTGAGCCGTTTGGCGCACCAAAAGCTCCAGTTCAGCAAGATTTACTCGGAGACGAGCAATGAGCCATAAGCCAACCCAAGGCATGGTCAGCGAGGCTCAGAAGGGCCTTGATTGGCGGAGAGAGCATGGCAGAGGCGGAACAGAAGTCGGCATAGCTCGCGCTAGGGACATTACTAACGGTAAAAACCTGAGTAATGATACAATTAAGCGCATGTACTCATTCTTCAGCCGTCACGAAGTTGACAAGAAGGCCGAAGGATTCCGCCCAGGAGAAGATGGATATCCATCGAATGGGCGAATAGCTTGGGCCTTATGGGGCGGTGATGCAGGATTTAGTTGGAGTAAAAAAATTGTGAACCAGTTAGATGATCGTAGTATAGAACAAGACGGCATAGAGGCTTTAGATTATGAAGCTGAAGAAGCTGTACTTGAAGTTGCTGAAAGCGTTGACGCTCCAGAAGAGGAAGAAGGCTCACAAGTTGAGGATGAAGCTCTTGAGGAGGCAACTGAAGAGTCAAGAGAAGCCTCAATGATGGACATTGTACATCGAGCAATCGAGGTATCTGGCGACGACATCATTAATGAAGAAGAGCGCAAGGTTCGCATTGTCATGTCAACAGAGAATCCGGTTGAGCGTGGCTATGGAAAAGAAGTTTTAGACCACCAGGCTGAGTCCGTTGATATGTCATGGATCGCCACTGGTCGAGCGCCTCTACTGTTGGACCATGATATGGCTCAACAGATTGGCGTAATAGAATCCGTGGAACTTGATTCAGAAGAGCGCAAGGTCCGCGCTTCTGTTCGCTTTGGTCGAAGTGAACTTGCTGAAGAAATATTCCAGGATGTGAAGGACGGCATTCGACAGAATATTTCTGTCGGATACGCAGTAAACAAGATGGAGCGAGAAGGTAAGGATACCTATCGAGTGAAGTCTTGGCGTCCGATGGAAGCATCTGTAGTTTCAATCCCTGCCGACAGTCAATCGCGTGTGGGTCGAAGCGCCGAAGCTCCTACTGAACCTCCAATCGAAACTTCTGAAATTAAGGAGACAAAAATGTCTGAAGAAGTAAACGTAGAAGCAGTAGCGGCTGACGCAGCTCGCACTGCTCAGAAAGAAGCGGCTCAAATCTTTGAGCTTGGCGCTCGCCACAACATGTCCGACAAGGCTGCTGAGTCAGTTCGTGAAGGTCGTTCACTGGCTGAGTTCCGTGGTATCGTTCTTGATCAAATCGGTGACAAGCCACTTGTTACTGAAGACATCGGAATGTCACAAAAAGAAGTTAAGCGTTTTAGCTTGGCTCGTGCAATTCGCGCTCTGGCTAATCCTTCTGACCGTAAGGCTCAAGAAGAAGCGGCATTTGAGTTTGAAGCGTCACGCGCTGCTGCTGACGCATACGGTGTCACTGCACAAGGTTTGATGATTCCTGCTGACGTTCTGCGTCAATGGGGACAGCGCGACCTTTCTGCTGGTGTTGACACAGCATTGATCCCTGAAGACTTCCGCGCTGGCGACTTCATTGACGTTCTGCGTAATCAGTCTTCTGTCATGCAAGCTGGCGCTCGCATGTTGCAGGGTCTTTCTGGAAACGTAGCCATTCCTAAGAAGTCAACAGCGGCTTCAGCAGGATGGATTGCGACCGAAGGTGGAGATTCTTCAGAATCAGAAGCTACTTTCACTCAGGTCACCATGACACCAAAGACAGTCGGTGCGTTCACTGAAGTTACTCGCCAGATGATGATGCAAGCATCACCAGACATCGAGTCTCTTATCCGTGACGACCTCACTCAAGCTCTCGCATTGGCGATTGACTTAGGTGGTCTTGCTGGTTCTGGAGCATCAGGTCAACCAACTGGTATCAGCAACACTGCTGGCATTAACTCGCCAACAGACTTTGCTGCTGCAAACCCAACTTTTGCCGAAGTTGTAGCGATGGAAACTGCTGTAGCAGAAGACAACGCTTTGGTTGGTAACTTGGCTTACATCTTGCCAGCATCAATGTATGGCGCTCTGAAGACTACTGAGAAGGCAACGAATACTGCCCAATTCGTAGTTGAGCCAGGTGGAACAATCAATGGATATCGTGCAATCGTATCTAACCAAGTCACAGCCGGTGATCTTTACTTCGGTAACTTCAGCGATCTGTTAATTGGTATGTACGGTGGCCTTGATATCTTGGTTGACCCATATACTTCATCTGCTTCTGGCACAGTGCGTGTACGCGCTCTCCAGTCAGTAGACGTAGCTGTACGCAACGCAGTGTCGTTTGCATACAACAACGACGGAGCATAATGAATAAAGGGAGGGGTTCGCCCCTCCCTTATTCTTTTGGAGAGAATGCATATGCATTACAGGGTTATTAGAGATTGCATGATCGGTGGAGCTAAGGTTAGATCCGGCGATGTTATTGCGTTAGATCAAAGAATGGCCGATCAGATGATGGCTATTGGTCGAGTGGTTCCGGAAACTGCAATGCCTAATACTTCTGATAGACAAGTCAAAGAGGTTGAAAGTCGTGAAACTAAAGGTAAGGTTGCTCCGAAAAACAAACCACGGACAAGCCGGGGACGTAGTAAGTCTTCAGGATGAGACGGCAACACTGCTGATCGCACTTGGATTAGCAGAATTGCATGGAGATGAAGTAGCTCAAGTTGAGCCTGAACCGGAAGAGATCGAAGAAGATGACAGTGGAGACGAGCCTGGAGAGGCAGGCATTTCTGAATGACTACGGCAAAGATATTGAGTTAAGCGACAAAACCATCAAAGGTATATTTGATAGCCCGCACAACCCTTTATCTGTTGGCGGGGAAATGCAGTTTTCGGTGCAGGAAACTTTCATCATGGTTGAGACATCTGATGTATCAAGTATTGCACACGGTTCAACATTAACTATTGAGGGCAGAAGCTATGTCGTCACCGATGTTCAGCCGGACGGAACTGGGATGTCTACTTTAATGCTGGAACTACAATGAGCCACGTTAGGCAGCAAATCAGAGACTACTTTGAGTCTCAATTAACAGGCTTATCAACGACTGGATCTAATGTGTACGCGACTCGCGTATACCCTATCGCTTCACCGCAACTACCTGCCCTTCTTATTTATACTCAAAGCGAAAGCATTGAAGAGCATTCATTTAGCGGGAAGAGAACCCAAAATAGAACTTTAAGCGTTGTCGTTGAGGGTTATGTGCGAGGCACATCAAACTTTGATAACACGCTTGATACCATATGCAAAGAAGTTGAAGTCGCAATATTGGATGCACCGCTACTTGGCGGGCTAGCAATCAATACCGAGCTAACTTCATCTGAGGCAGACTACTCTGGAGAAAGCGAACAGCCGTTAGGCACGATTCGGCTTACTTTTGAGGTACAATATCGTACAGAAACGGGGCAACCCGAAACCGCCATTTAAGGAGGCATTCAAATGGCTACACATACCGCCGCTAATGGCGTAATTA